TTGAAGCAGAGAAACAAAAGTTTCAACAAGAGCGAGAAGAACTGTCTAATAGAACCGCTGAATCTGAACTAGAAGCTGTAAAGCAATATGGTAATAGACTAAAAGCCCAAGAGAAAGAAATACTAGCTACTTTAAAAGATGCTAAAGCACAAGGTGATGTAGATAAAGAAATAGAAGCAACAGATAAATTAGCTTCTATAAAAGCTGAAGCCTTAATTGTAAAGCAATATGAACAAAGAGCTGGTAGAGCTTCCACAACTAAAAAAGTTTCTGCTGAAGAAACTGCTAAAGAATCAGAGACTAAAGCTCCTGTTCCAGATAGGAGAGCTGTTCAATGGCAAAAAAGAAACTCGTGGTTTGGTGGTAATGATCAAAGTTCAAAGATTATGACACAAGCTGCAATGGTAATACATAAGGAGTTAATAGAAGAAGGAGTATATCCTGATGCTGATCCCGATGAATACTATAGTGAACTTGATGCTAGAATTAGGACAGAGTTTCCTGAAAGATTTAAAGCAGATAAGACAGCGAAAAAAGTACAGGTAGTTGCGGGAGGAACGCGTACTTCCCCCAGTGGCAAACAGAAAGTCACATTGACAAAATCGGAAGTAGAGACTGCTAACAAGTTAGGAGTATCTTTACAAGAATACGCGAAACAAAAAATGCGCAGAGATCAAGCTGCGGGATAAGGAGTAGATGAATGACACAGGCTACTAAGACAACTCGAAAGACGCGAGCATCGGGTACTCGCAAGAAAACATGGGCACCACCAAGTCGATTGGAAACTCCAAAAGCTCCTGATGGTGTACATTATAGATGGGTCAGAAATGAATTGCTAGGTGAAAGCCATGCAGGTAATGTTCACGAAAGACACCGTCAAGGATACGAACCAGTCAAACCAGAAGAGCTTGGCAGTGACTGGCAAGCGGATGTTTTAGACACAGGTAAACATGCGGGAACTGTTAGATCGGGTGATTTAATTTTGATGAAGGTTGACCAAGAAATTGCAGACCAACGAAATGAATACTTTGCTAACAAGACCAAAGCTGCAGAGGGAGCAGTCAACTCTGAGTTGCAGAAAAACAATAGCGCTGTTGCACCTATAAGCCAAGACGAACAAGCTTCCGTCTCAGTAGGCGGAGGAAAACAAGCAAAGTTCGAGGACTAATAGGTACCTCCACTTTGCAAAATAACAAACGGAGGTAAACATGGCAGGTTTTGGATTAAGTCCAGTTAAACATGCGAAAGGTGGAATTGTTAGAACTAACAATTTTGTCGGTCAAAACGGTTACAGAATCGCTGCTACTGCTCCTAGTGCATTCTTCGAAGGTGATCTCGTGACTCTAAGCTCAGGTAATATCGTAACAGATATGGGAGCTGCAAGTCCAGGCGCAGTCGTAGGTGTTTTCTGGGGTGCAGAATACCAAGACAACTCAACTGGTGAAGTTAAGTTTGTCAGAAGTATTCCTAACGGCACTGTAGCCAAAGAGAAGTACAAATGTTATGTCTATGATGATCCCGATATAATCTTTAAGATTCAAGCGGATCAAGCTGCAACACCAATTACAGCAGCTAAAGTAGGATCAAATGTACAGATCGTTGCATCACCAACAGGTAGTGCAATCACACATAAATCAGGTCTTGTTGCTGACTCATCAACAGTTGCTACAGGAAACGCAGGTTTCCCACTAACAGTGTTAGGTAGTGCTGAAACTGATGACAGTTACACATCTGCAGGAACCACTATGGACATTTTGGTGAAAATCAATACTCATCAATTTGGACTAGGCGCTACTGGCGTAGCAGGTATATAGGAGGATAAATTATGGCTATATCAAGAGCACAAATCCTTAAAGAACTTGAGCCAGGTCTTAATGCAATTTTCGGTACTGAGTATAACAGATACGAAAATGAGCATGCCGTCTTGTTCGATGAGGAAACATCAAACAGAGCATTTGAAGAAGAAGTACTCTTCCCAGGCTTTGGTAATGCAGGTGAGAAATTCGAAGGTGCACCAGTATCTTACGCTGAAACAGGTGAAGGATATGTATCACGATACACTCACAAAACAGTTGCATTAGCATTCTCATTAACTGAGGAAGCTATGGAAGATAACTTATATGATAAGTTGTCAACCAGACTAACCAAAGCTTTAGCAAGAGCTATGGCTTCTGCAAAGCAGTTAACAGCATCTAACGTTTATAACAACGCCTTTGACGCAGCATTCACAGGCGGTGATGGTCAACCATTAGTATCTAATGCACACCCATTACAAAACGGTAGTACTGGTTCCAACAGACCAGCAACTTACGCTGACTTGTCTGAGACATCTTTAGAAACAGCATTGATTGACATTGCTGGATTTACAGATGACAAAGGCGTGCCAGCTGCAATTACTGGTAAAACATTGCACATTCCAAGACAGTTAGTATTTGTCGCTGAAAGACTTATGAAGTCTCCAAGCAGACCAGGTACTGCTGACAATGATATTAATGCAATCAACAACATGGGTATGTTACCTGGCGGTTACTTTGTAAACCACAGATTTAATGATACCGATGCTTTCTTTATTAGAACTGACTGTCCTAACGGAACTAAGATGTTCAATAGAGCTGCATTAACAACTAAAATGGAAGGTGACTTTGAAACAGGTAACGTAAGATACAAAGCCAGAGAGAGATATTCATTTGGATTCTCTGACTGGAGAGCTGTCTACGGTAACCAAGGAGCCTAATAAACTTAAAGGTTGGGGGCTTAGTGCCCCCTTCCACTTATTAACATTGACTAGCGAAAGCTAGATTACGGAAGGATAAACAATGGGAAGAACAACATTTTCAGGTCCATTAAGAGTTGGAAAAACTCAAAAAACAAGCGATGCAGAGTTTGCTGGAGCAGTATCTCTTGTCGCAACAGCCTATATGGCTGACCCAACAGCAGCAACTACAACAGTGCTTCGTAGAGGATCTAGTGCAACTGGCAACTCTTCTGAACCAGTTATCTTGCCTGCTAACGCAATCATCACAAAAATTGAAGCAGAAGCAGACGCAACTGGCGGTACAAACCCGACTTTTGATCTTGGCTTTATTGAAGTAAAAAGCGATAGCCCTACTTCAGATACTGATGGTATCATTGATAATGGTGACGCAGATGCAGGTCACACAGTCTTTGATTTTTCAACAGCAACTGTTGGAAATGACTTTGGCTTTGTGATGAGCTCAGACTATCCTGTTAAAATTACAGGTGGTGTAGGTGCTTCCGCTGCAACTGGTGGCAACATTAATCTAAGGATTCACTATCATGTTTACGATACTTCATTCGGAACTGATGGGAGCGCTGCATAATAATTAAATATTAACTCGGTGGTGGGGTGTAATGACCCCACCCTTGATAAGGAGGAAATAAAATGGCAGACGTAGTAACAACAAGAACTCTATTCCAAGGAGAAAGAAAACTTATAACAAGTTATGTAAATGTCTCTGATGGATCAGGGGGCACGACTAAAATAGTAGACGCTAGTGCTTTAACAAAGAATAGTAAGAATGAAGCTGTTGATAATGTATCATTAAACAGAATTTGGTTTAATGTTTCTGCAGCTACAACTGCACCAGTTCAACTACAATGGGATTTATCATCAGGAACTCAAACACCTTTATTGGCTTTAAACGAAACTGATAACTATGATTTTAGTGATATAGGTGGTATTACTAATCCTAAAGAAACTAATTATACTGGTGATATTGATGTGGTCGTACCAGCTGCAGCGACTTCTGGTGAAACGTATACTTTAATTTGCGAATGGATTAAACATTACTAGGGGGTGACATATGGCTACCTCTGGTACATACACATTTAATCTTGATGTATCTGACATAATTCAAGAAGCTTACGAGCGAGTAGGCATTGAAGTAAAGTCGGGTTATGATCTTGTAACCGCAAGACGTTCATTAAATTTATTATTAACTAAATGGGTTAATGAAGGCGTTAACCTATTTACATTAGACTTAACTACTTTAACTCTAACTAAAGATTCAGCTACTGTAAATCTAGCAGCTAATCAGTATTTAGATATACTAGATGCTACAGTGCGAGATACTAATTCATCACCTGTAACAGACACAGAGTGTGAAAGAATTAGTTTATCAGAATATCTTAACTATCCAAACAAAACAACTAGTGGTAAACCTGTGCAATTTGCTGTTGAAAGAAACAGTCAATATGATAGTTCAGGCGTAGCTAATCATAAGGTTTACTTATTCCCAGTTCCAGATCAAACTTATTATAGATTGCATTGTTGGACAATCAGATATCCACAAGACATATCTGAAACTTACACACAAAATCCAGACATACCTAGAAGATATTTACCTGCATTAATTAGTGGGTTAGCTTTTGAATTAGCTAACAAACATCCAGATAAAGTTGATGCAACAAGACGTGCAGAACTAAAAGGTATTTATCAAGAGGAATGGGATTTCGCAAAAGAAGAGGATAGAGAAAGAGCAAGTTTTTATATACAACCTAAGATTCGCGGGTACTAAGAACGATGGCTAAAAGAGCTTCAGGTAAATATGCATATCTGATAGATGATCGTTCTGGCAGGAAGATACGATACAAAGATGCGCGAACGGAGTGGAATGGGCTTCGAGTTCACAAAAAAGATTGGGAGCCCAAACACCCACAACTAACTCCACCCAAGTTAGGACCAGAAGCAACTTCACTATACAACCCAAGACCAGATGCAGATAATGTTCCTACTACAGTAAAGCTTGGTTCTTTATTTGGTAGAGGCACACCCAACACAGTTGCATCAGTTGGCACTGTTAATATAAATGTAGCTGAAGTTTTAGATACCACTTTACTACAAGCCGCGTTTACTCTTCCAGTAATTGCTACAGGTGTGACAGCTGGTGGTTTAGGATTAAGTTCTACCGTAGGTTCTGTAGGAGTAGATACAACAGAACAAGCAGATTCACAATTACTACAAACTGCATTTACATTACCAAACATTAGTGTTCTTGAAGAAGCAGGTGGTATAGCATTAACTTCAGCATTTACAAGCCCAACATTTAGTGCAAGTTCTAATTTAACTTTAACAGGTCAATCTTCTGCTACAGCACACGGTGGTGCAGGGCTAAACTTTAACTTAACAGAAGTTCCAGCTGGTCATGCTTTAACTACAGGCATTGGATCATTAACATTCCAAGCTAGTTCACAGTTAGCAATCACAAGTCCAGGAACTTCAACTGCCATAGGAAGTGTAGGAATTAGTCCTACAGAAGATGCAGGAGGGTTGTCTTTAACCTCTGCACATGGTACAATATCAATTAGCATTGATAGTTCAGGCTGGGGTATCCAGACCTGGGGTCAGAATGTTTGGGGTACATAATTATGGGTTTAACATTTAATCAATTAAAACAGGCTATTCAGGATTTTACAGAAAATTCTGCGGCTTCTTTTACTACTGCTACAGGATCTGGTAAAGCTCCTATAGAAGTATGTATTGAGCTAGCAGAACTTAGAATAGCTAAAGAAGTAGATCTTACAGCATTCAGAAAAATAAATACTTTTAGTCTTACCCA